GGTGACCTCCCGAACCTGGTCTTGAAGTCGGGCTTAGACTCAATCTTGATCTTGAGTGACCCAGACTTCACCATATCGTAGTTCCTAGCTACGATCTCTGCCGCCAGTTCATTCCCGATTCCTGAGATCTGTCCCGTCCGCATCAGTTCCTTACCCACGAACCAGAGTTCTGATACACGGTTCGTGTAGAGGTCGATGCCAGTAAGCCGACTGTTTGAGGACACCCGTTTGTCTGATGGCTTGCCCCCAAAGGATACACGTAAGATTTGAGGGGACCACTCGCCAGAGAGGACATCGCAGAACGGCGCACCCGCACCAGTGGAGTCTACCGCTAAGTTATCCGGGGAGATGCCCTCCTTCTTACAGATGTTCATGACCTGGGTGACGATCTGGTAGGTTCGTGGCACTGCCTTGTTCGATGAGTCATCTGTTAGCTGAAATAGCTTCCCGAACTCGAAAACAAACTGACCCGTGGTCGAGTATCCAACCAGACCCGTAAAGAGAATCGTGCGGTCGCCTCCGTTGGTGAAAGCGGGGTCTAGTCCTGCGACCTTAACCGGAGTCCCGGCCCAGGATGCAGGGTTCATGGCTCCGCTCTGGGAGATTTCCGACTCCAGGTATATGCCCTCGTTCTCATCGCTATCGAAGAACACAGCGCGGACCATTCGCATATATGCCCTCGACTCTTCGCCCAGCAACTTCTTGTCCTCGTCTAGTTTCTCTTCTGTTGGGAGGTAGGTATACTTTGTCTCCCCAGCCATGATGTTGGGGCTGCGCTCACCGTCAAGCCGGATATACTTGCCGCCCCACTTTGTTTTCCATTCATCTGCGTGGAGGATGTCCATAGACTCCCATCCCAATAATGGCTCAGACCAGACCCCGAACGCATCAAACCTCGATGACGGGTTACTCATACCGATGATCTGAAGTTCTGGGTTCTTTGACAGGTTAGACAGACCCGCGTTGAGGATTGCCTCACTCAGTTCCGAAAGCTCGTCCCCGATCAAGATTACCTTCTTCTGCTTAATACCGATGAACTTTCCTACCGCTTCTCTTGTCTTGGACTTCTCTGCGGCGATCAGTGAAAGACCAGCCTTCTCGATCAGAGTGCCTTTTTCATTAATGTAAGCGATGTTTCCGATGGAGTCCCTGATCTTACCCGGCATCCCTTCCACCACTGACAGTAAAGAGATCACTGAACCCCAAATCCTTTTTCGTGCCTCCCGAAGCGTGGTCGATGTCATCAGGACTAAGGTTTCGCTGGGCCGTGATAACCAGTTCACGATCCCCCAAGCTGCCATAGTGTGTGACTTACCAGAACTTGCCGAACCCCCCACTGCGAGATACTTGTTGGCTATCGCCTCTTTAATCATGAGGTCCGCCCACGGATGTCTCTCTAAGAGCGGCTCAGGCAGGTCTTCGTTATTCCATATAACATCAGCAATGCGCCAAAAGTAATATTCTTTAGCTTCTGGTTTTTTATGATTCGCAAATCCGTATAGGAGTGCGGTAAGGGTGCTGGTCACAGGGATCTTCAATCCCCCCACCATCATTTTATCACCAGCGTTGGTGACTCTGGGTTCTAGTTTATTGACGGGCATGGACACAAAATAGCACGTAGGATTCTAGTTGCACTAAAAGATACATGAGGCAGACTATTTTAATATGGCTACCAGAAAAGAAAGAGATCGCCAAAAGAAAGCAAAAATAGCCCGGGCGATAGAATTAGACTCTGCCGGATGGGGTAGGGCTTCCATTGCGAAAGAACTGGGGATTTCAAGCTCGACTCTGTATGCCTGGTTCAAAGAAATGAACGTCCCCTCGAAAGAAGAGGTGAACAACAACCCCATCGACTTAGTTGAAGACGACGACCCCGTAAGCACGGAACTCCAAGAGCAGACTAAAAAGATTCTTGACCCCGACTTCCTCAACAGTGCCGACAAACTTGAGGCGCACAAAGAAGAGGCAGAGGTTATTCTTCGTAATATTGATGACTCTAAAAGTCTAACCGAACAAGAAAAGATTCGCTCGTTCTTGGGGAACGCGTACCTCCAACACTTACGAGATGTGGTTGGTAAGCTCCCCCCAATCCGAAACGTAAAAGACTTGGAGACATATCACAAACTTCTCTTTGAGTCGTTCGGCATTAACGCGAAAGAAAACAACAAAGGGACCAAGCACATTGAAATCTCGATTCTCAACAACTCAAAAGCCAGCAAAGGCGAAGCTGTAAAAATCAAGAACCGTAAAATCATCGACGTAGAAGTGGAAGACTGATTATGAAAGGGGATGCTGTTAACCACCCAACTCACTACAAGTCTCACCCCTCTGGGGTTGAAGTAATCCAGATCACCGAACACATGAATTTTTGCTTGGGGAACGTGGTGAAATACATTTTGAGAGCGGAACACAAGGGGGCGACCATTCAAGACCTGGAGAAAGCCCAGTGGTATCTGAAGAGAGAAATCGAGCGGAGGAAGAAAGAAACTGAGATCGGGGAGGAAGTTGCCCCGTGCGACCCTCTGGACAACAGTAACCCAACGGATACTGTCACTGACTTTTTAAAACACTACTCATGATTGTTGGGATCGACAACGGCATCGACGGGGGTATATGCGCCATCTCCCCCCACGGCAAGATCATTGATAAATGCCCCATGCCCATCCTAAAGCGGAAAGAAAAGCGTGAGGTTGATGTTTCCGCGTTCAAGAAGTGGATTCTAGACCTCAACACTGAACCCTTTATCCTGATTGAAGAACCTCTGAAACATGCGAAGTCTAGCCAAGCTATGAGGTCAATGTCCATCAACTTTGGAAAACTTCTTGGAGCTTGTGAGATCAAAGAGTGGCTTGTCGCCGCCGTAGAACCAAGAGAATGGCAGGTAGAAATTCTTGGTAGGGTAGCTGCTGGACAAACTAAAACAGCCGCCCTCGACTTGGTTTCCGAAATTGCTCCAGAAGAAGATTGGACAAAGAAAGGCAGATCCACAAAACCCCACGACGGTATGATTGACGCATACCTGATAGCAGAATTTGGAAGGAGAAAATACCAATGAATGTGAGTAAAGACAAAGACGTAAACCAAGCAGTTAAAGAACTCTGCCAGCATTTGCGCGGCGCAGATAAGAAGAAGTTTCTTTCTGTGGTCAGAGAACTGGAAGCTAGGACGCAAGAGTGCGAAAGACTCCGAAGACCTACCTTGACTCGATACGCAAAAGATCTCGTCTGGAAAAAACATCTTGACGAAATAAAAGGGAAGGAGCAGACTCCCTACCCAGAATTGGAAATTTACACAGACCCAACCAGAGAAAACTGTAATCAAGAATTATGAAACTAGAAATCGAAAAAGAAAAATTAATGCGATTGTTCAGCGCGGCGAACAAAGCAACCGCCCCCAAGAGCAATCTCCCCGCCTTGGGGAATGTCCTACTTAAAGCGGAGGGAGACAAGTTGTCCATCAGTGGGACCAACCTTGACCAAGAAGTCGTAGCTACGGATACGGCTGAAGTGAAAGAGGAAGGCAGCGTCCTGATCCCCGGATCACGAATGAGGAGCTTGGTGGGGTCAATGTCTGGTCCCGTAAAGATCAAGAAAGTCCGAAACGATATAGAGGTATCCTCAGAGGGCTTCTCAGCGAAGCTCAAAGGACTCCCAGTGGATGAGTATTGTGGACCCGCACTGACAGGGGAACCAGAGGTTTTTAATTTTAACGGGGAAAGATTTTCAGAAGCACTGAACTCGGTTGTATTCGCCGCCAGTGCCGATGCGACACGCCACATGCTCAATGGGGTATATTTTGAGGCAGACGAAAATGGATGTCGCGTAGTCGCCACAGATGGCAGGAGACTGTCCGTCTGCTCGATTGAAGATGGAGAACATCCCAAGGCTGGGGTAATCCTCCCCACCTTAGCGGCAGACATCATTTCTGAAGCGGCAGGTTCGCAGGAGGAGATTGAGTTCCACGTTGCAAGTTCTTATGTCCGGCTGGCGACCAAAACAACCCAGGTATTTAGCAAGACGATTGCTGCGGAGTTCCCTGATTACCGAAAGGTGATGCCTTCGCCAGAGGACACTGACCGCATTGCTTCCTTTGATAAGTTTGAGCTAAGTTCAGCATTCCGCAGGACAGCCCTCTTCTCAAACCCGAAGTCCCCGGTAACTCGCTTGGAGTGTGTTTCCGGTTCTCTCACCATC